ACGAAGCATCGCCACCGACAGGACGGATAGTCACTCCAGGCTTATTCTGCTTTCCATCATTGATGATTTGCAGATTGTGTTGCTGAGTTTTGTTAATGGTCAAACATGGGCGCTGATTGGTCTGGCGATCACCAATCACCCACTTGTCCCACTGATACATATTATTGCTATCGCCATTGGCGAATTTATAATCGTACTCGAAATAGGTTCTAGCCTGAGCTTCCCAATCCTCACAAATGCGAAAGCGCTTCTTCGCTTCAATAAGGATTTCTGTCTCTTCGTCAATGAATGAGGTAGACCAAGCCATTAGCGTTTAAACCTTTTAACGTAATCTGCAAAAGATTTGAATTTAAATTTTTCAGGTTCAGTAATTATGAATTCATGCTGAGGATACGAATTAGCTATTTCATCAGCTTCTTCTTTAGTAATAATTTTTAATTGAGGTAATGCAAAAGGGTCTAAGTGAATAACATCACCAACCCTTAAACCCTCTACTTTAATCATAAATGTCCCATCCAGCCCCTAGGCTGATTTCTATTAAATTTATTAGGTGGAGGACCACCAATTTTCTTTTTAGTATCAGTTTCAGTTTTCAACGATAGCGCAAATGTCTGGAAAGCGTCAGCACCGTGCGACCACGGAGTATCATGATCAGGTTCACGCGAAAAGCTGCCTGTTTCCTCCTTCACCTTATACGCATATCTCGACAAACATTGCCAGCCATCAGCAGTATTCTTTTCATCAAAATTACAAAGCTCGAAAATCGTGCGCGCCGCATTGATACCAACAGCTTTCTTAGAAGGCCTTTGAACCACGATAACTTTAGCGTTCGGAAAAGCTTTCCTGGTCATGCTCGAAATTGAGCGAGCCGCTAAAGTCTCATTGTCAGCATCATGGGGCTGATAGATCACACTATAATTGTAAGGCTTGCTCTGCATGATTTCAAAATAGTGCGGAGCCTTCTTAAGTCTGTTCTCATAGTAATCAATGATATTGTATTCCATCCCCGCGCGCTGAATAAACCAAATAGCAGTCTTGTCGGAATGTCCTAAGTCCCATGCTGTGATCACAGGCTTAGAAGGATCATGCGGGACGTGACACCTGCGACCATCCTGTAAAGTTTTTAAAATCTCCTCAGCATAGATCGCACCGTCTAAGGTTTGCTTCGTATTGCCTTCCCACACTTCAAGGTATTTGGTGTAGTTGCCAGCTTTAAGAAGATTAGCTTCACGTCGCAAATCTGGCGGAAACCATTTGTTGTCAGTGTAATTCATTTTGACAACGTAAGCGTAGCGCTCTGTCTCTCCTGTCTGCTCATTCTTTATGAAATCCGGAGCGTAGATTTCTTTATTCAAGACGAAACGCTTATAGGTCTCGTCATCATCCAATTCAGGATTGAACGTCATCCACACTTCAGGCCCCATGCGGAACGGACCACCCATTCCGTTAGGATCACTCTCATGTTTACCACGAATTGTGGGCATGAGCTTGTCCCAAGACGTTGCAGAAACGTTATTCGCTTCTTCAACCCAAGCAATATCGATCTTAGACAAAGACTTGATCGAATTAATTTTGTAGCGGAGACCGGAGAAGATGAACCTAGAGCCTGTCCGAGTACAAGTGATTGACTTGTCCTTAATGTCGAATTCAGCAGCTAAGCCCATATTGTTGATATTGGCTTCTATGGTCTCCTTGACACTTTCTTCAATCGAATTCTGGATTTCGCGCAAGCATAAGATACGCAACTTTAGCTTCATTGCGAGAATGATTAGTGCTATAGATACGTTTTCAGTTTTGCCACCACCACGACCACCATAGATGATTTTTAGTCGCGCTGGTTCAAAAAGAAAACTTAGTCGCTCCGGGAACTCAATTTCCATATTAATTTAACTTGTGTATGTGCCTATCGTAGCTCCAGCGCCTTGAACCTGAGTTTGACCAGCACCCTGCCTAAAATATTTAGTCAGGATAGTTGAAGTGTTGGAAGCCACCAGAGACTGAGTAGAAACAGAGGAGCGGCAATTAAGCAACCACATTTTAGCGGTGCTCTGCGTCTGGTAGTCAGTGGGGATAGTTGTGCCTCCGTGGCTAACATCGCCTTGGCTGTCATGAGCATAGGTGCCCATACAGAACATCTGACAACTATCGATAGGGATGACATTCGCTCCATAGTTGCCATAATATTCGCCGTTCACAACGATGCCGATCACACCATCATGCCAAGTGATGCCATTACAAGACTGCACAGTGTCGCGACCATTGTTGCGGCCAATACAGTCTATGAACAGACCGAAAATGTTAGGCGTGCCTCCTGGTGTCCAGTGGATGTTGAACCCATCGGCTTCATTCTTAGAGCCAATGCAGTTTATGCAAGCCACTAGGCCAGTGGCATAGTCGAGTTTCCAACCGTTCACGTTCACAAGATTATCACCAGCGAACGAGGCTTGACAGTTCACAGCTATGAAATTGAACGTAGCCGCTGCCGTCATGGCGAATGAGCCAGCGGCGCCACCCTGACAGAAGAAGCCGCTTCCTCCTAAGTAAACATCCTTAGTTGTGGCGTCAGTGACAAATTGCGGAGTGCCTTTTAAGAGCGCTCTGGTATTGGAGTTGGTAACAGCAGCGTTGTCTATTCTATGGACAAAAATGTTGCCTGCTACTTGCGCCCAAGAGTTTGGAGTGGTGATGACGGTAGCTTCATCTGCTACTTGAGATAATAGCGTGTAATCTCCGCTGGCGTCTAGATTAGTAACGTCGATAATCTGCGAAACGTTAGTTCTAGCTGCTGTGTAAGTCGAGCCTGTGTCTAACGACCACGTTAAAGTAGAGCCTGCCCAAGTCTCGACAACACCACCAGTCGCAATATACGCAGCAGGCTGAGTATTAGGAACAGTGGTTGAAGTATTGCTAAAGCCGTTCTCGCGAGGATATCCGCCAGCGATAGACGCGACATAAACCACAAACGGCTTATTCGTCGCGTTGCCTAGCTGAGTAGCTTTCCAGATAGACTTGACAGCCTGAGCTAAGCTTAAGCCAGTGTTTGCATCAGAACCAGTGCTGCCATTAACGAAATATTGAGTGCCGGCTAAAGCCGAGCGAGCGTAGAATGTGGGATTAAAATCTGTTACAAATTTAGTGCCGTTGAAAGCAAAATTCAGCGGATAGGTGGACGTAGGCCAATTGAAGCCCACAGGCATACTGTTCGAAACGCCTCTGAAAATAGCGACATCAGCTTTCACTTCACTGAATTTAGGAAGTGTGAGAGCCGCAGCTAAACCTAATCGAATTAAGTTTCTGCGGCTGATCATTGCTGATATCCTGAGGAGTTGACGTTCACGGCAGTCGCAGTGCCGTCGGCCGTCGTTGTGATGGTGATAGCAGTATTGGCAGCACTGGCAGGAATACAAGGACTGAAATTCTTGTTCAGCATTTGCTGCACACCAGTGGCTAAGGTTCCCATCTGATAGACCTTTGACCCTCCGAGGAGTCCGGCTACGGTGATGGGGCCGATTGAGGCTGCGGTACCGAGAGCAGTTACATCAAAATCACAAATGTAAGTAGTTTTGCCAGACGTTCCAGCTAGAGTGCCCACAACAGCGCCAGTGGAGCCAGAGCCGTTGCCCTGGATAGGAACGGCTGCTGTAGGATAAGTGCCATTTGTAGCAGGAGGCTGTACAGTGACAACCTGTGCAGACGGAACGCCAACGGTGCCAGTGGTTAGGCCCGAAGCCTGATCCCAAGTCGCACCATTCCAAACATAGTTGTATGCGACTGCGGGAATGTTGGTTGAGCTGGTAGCGACACCAGAACTAGCATTGCTAGTAGAACCCGCTGCCCCTCCCGATCCGCCACCCAAGATGACCGGCAAAGGAGTGGAGACACCGACACCAACGCAATTTAAAATTCCCTGCGTAGTGGTAGCACCAGTAGTGAAACAAGGGTTGCGCGAAGTCTGAGCCTCAGCAAATCCAGTGAAGCTAGCTAAGAATATGAATGCTAATAAAATCTTTTTCATACGGCACCTTAAAAAGGTGCCGCTCCTTTTTAGGGGAGCGGCTAGTCTAGGGAGGAAGTTGCTACGGGCCAGCAGTCGTCTTGATGACCTGCCAAAAGCCAGCCTTGACACAGACAAACAGAGCAGAATTCAAAGTTGTAATCGTGACAGAAGCACTGGCACCAGCATAACCACCAGGACCGATGGCATTCTGGATTTGGTCAGTACCGCTAGGCCAAATCTTGGTGCTGTTGGCACTATTGTTCAAAATAGTAACCTCAGCACCAGGATAAGCGGCCGGAAGCTTGACACCAGCGTTATTAGCAGAGCCGCTAAGAACTTCTACAAAAGCTGCGTTAATCTGCGCAGCGTCTGCTTGGACGGTGCCAGCTGCCGTGACGCTCTGCGAAGAGTACAGAGCATCGCTGACACCATTCGCCCAATCACCAGGAAGCAATTGCCTACTGGAGATAAAGCGCTGACCGCTAACTTGGTTTCTTGCAGGAAAAGGCATGTGTCTTTACCCCCTCGCCCATTTATCAGAGGTGACTTTGCGCATATGCTTCACTCCATAGGCGATGTTGGTAGGATCAGTGTCGTTTCCATCAAACATAGTCTCACCAGAAGGCAGAAATACAGTCGGAGCACTCAAAGACTGACTGTTTGTATAGAAGTCCACAACATCCCCAATTTCAAAATCATCTGTTACACTAACAGCATAATTTGATGAGGTTACGTGCAGCAGGACAACAGTCCTAGAAGCACTCTTTGGAACAACAGCAGTGCTTCCACTGCTAGCGTTGGTGCCTTGAGCGGTCATTTCCACAATCACGACACCTCCGCGATTATAGACAATGTCGCCATCAACAGTTGTAGTCGTCATATCGACAATCCTTTCTATGTTTTCAGGATTAGCCGATACGGAACCAAGTAGCGGTAGACGCCTGATAGACGATCTTAAAGCCGCCAATCGCACCGAGAACACCAGACGGGACACCCACAACAGTGGTACCAGAGCCAGCGGTGACAGTCAGAGCAGTGATAATCTGAGTACTGCCGATTTCCAAAGTCTGACCATCGATCAGAGCACTAGCTGCCGGAAGAACGATAGTGTGAGCAGCGATGGTGCCAGCCGGGTTAATGGCGAGCTTGGTTGTCTGAGCAGTCAGAGTGATCGAAACGCCAGTGAGCGGAGCTTCAGTAACCAGCAGACCGCCACCTAGCGTAACAATCGGAATGACGACAGTGCTCGGATTAGCATTCGAACCACCGCCCTGAATGTTGGTGTCAGCCGGAACGGTCTCATTACCAGTCAGGTTAGACGGACCAGCAGGCTGATACTGATTACAAACACCATTGTTACCGAAGCTCAAGCAGTTGGTCGCACCGTCACCACCAACTAACGGGTACCCCTGGAACGCACCACCCGCATAAGAAACAGCAGTAAGAGCAAGTAAACCAAGAAAAGTAAGACCAATCTTCTTTAACATCACATTCTCTCCTAATTTTCGCACTATTGCGAAACTCTAAAATCATCCAGCCTTGACCAATTTTAGACTAATCGGCGAAGGGTTATTTGTGATTTCAGATTGTGCATTTTTATTAGGAGCATTGTCAATTGTCACAGAAGGCTTAACAGGATCGGGCTTAACAAGCTTAATCGTCATTTCATTAAGCGTGTTATTGGTAACGGAGTTATCTATCTCAACCTTACCGGTGTACCCCAAAATATCAGAGTACAGCTTGAGCGCCGCGATACGATCCTTAGCCTCAATTGTGGGGATGTAAACCCCATTCTTTAAGATTTTTTCTTCCGACAGCGCGAGCACCTTAGCTGCCAATTGCTCCCTGTCAAGAGGCTTA